AGATCCACCTCGCCGACAATGCCGGAAACGCTGCCTTTCCAGCTGTACTGCCACAGCCCATAATTCCCGGCATAGGACGATCTGCTCACATCCACATGAGACAGAAACACGTCATACCGGCTCTTTATATCGTCCCCGATACAGCTTTCCAGAGCCGACTTGAACGTATAAATTGCCGCATAATACCCGGTAGACTCCAACGCACTGCAAAACGCCTGACACAGGGCATCTGCATTTTGCAGGCTTGCCTGTTCTTCGATGTCAAAAGCAATAGGATACTCGAACTGTTTTCCTGCCAGAGCAGACAGGCACACAGCAGCCTCCTGCTCCGCTTCTGTGGTAGTTTTGGCGTAGCTATACCAGTATGCCCCGACAGGGATTCCAAGCCGTTTACATTCGCTGTAGTTCCGTTCAAACTGCACATCAATCTGACTGGATTCTTTCCCGAAACCTGCCCGTAAAATCGCAAAATCCACCTGCCCGGATGCTTTGACTTTTTCCCAGTTGATTACGCCCTGATGCTTGGAAACATCAATCCCTTTTGCCACAATTTCAGATGGTTGCGGCTGTGCTTTTGCAATGCCGAAATAGCGGTAGAAATCGCTTGTCACCGTGTTTGTGCCTTTGATTTCATCACCATACCATTTTGCCCCTGTTCGCACATCCAGATGCACCGAAGTATAAGCACCGGTGATATTGGCAATGCCGCTGAAACCCAAATCCTGAGCCTTACAGCACACCGTCTTTGCTGAAATTATGTTGCCAGACTTATCGTAGCACACCACGTCTGCCGCTGTGCCTTTGGTGTGCTGCCCGGTACTCGTACCGCCTACCGCTTTATCATGCTCAGGACAACGGTAACCGCTGTTGACGATGATCTTGCCGCAGTCCAATGCTGCATACAGCTGTTCCAGCTTGCTCACCAGTTCATCCGAAATCAAAAAGTCGTGGCTTTTACCGCATTTACAACGGAATTCACGAGCGTTGAAGTGCTCAGTCAGTTGGGTGTTGTCCGTTGCTGAAAAACTCTTTACTGTCATATAAAACGACTCCCTTCTACAAAAAAAATACTTTTGAAAAAATCGAAAATTCGCTTGACTTTTCCACGAAAACGTGGTATAATGTAATTAAAGAAAGGGGGAAAGCAAATGCGGACAGGCGAATTAAAAAAGAAACTTCGCAAAGCCGGATGCTACAAAATCCGAGAGGGCGGAAACCACGAAATCTGGTACAGCCCCAAAACAGAAACAGCATTTTCTGTTGGGCGGCATGACGGACAGGAAATCGCAACCGGAACCGCAAACAAAATCCTGAAGGATGCGGGGCTGAAATAAGCCCCGACCCTACGGGGTTTTCAAAATGGCAAGAAAGCGAACCATTCGCTTTCCTTGTCAACTTTTCAAATCCGCATTTGTACCCCCATTCAAAAACAAAAAGGAGCTGGTAAAATGGCGAAATACGTTTACCCTGCAATCTTCACAAAAGAGAAAAACAACGCTTATTCGGTTGACTTTCCGGATGTAGAAAACTGTTATACGTGCGGAGATTCTTTGGTGGATGCAATGGAAATGGCATCTGATGTCTTGGCAATGATGCTGTGTTTCAGAGAAAAGGAAAAGAAACCAATTCCGGTCGCTACTCCGATCAAAGAAATTCAAACAAATGCAGACAGCTTTGCAACCTTGATTCTTTGTGATACGACCGATTATCCTCTCGTGGAGTGTGAGCCGAATGCAGAATAACATCAAGAGAATACGGGAACAGAACGGCATTACTCGAAAAGAGTTAGCCGCTCTTTCCGGCGTACACTATAAGAAAATTACCGACTACGAAAACGACTACATCAAATTTGAAAATATCACAATCGGGAATTTGAACCGTATTGCAACTGCCCTCGGTGTTACACTGGATGAACTGTGTAGAGAAGATTCCGAAAATCAGTAAAACAACTACTATAGAAAAATGCGGTATGCCAAAACGACATACCGCATTTTTCATTCTTTTTCTTCTTTCTCGGATTCTAAAGCTTTTCGGAGCAAGCGTTTGATTTCCGTCTGCAAGGCTTTTCCCTCTAAGGCATCCAGAATATCCTTATCGCTTTTTCGATTCAGCTTCAAACCAATGAAACGTGTATTTTGCTTATCATACTTTTCTTGGGGTGTCAAAAAACCACTCCTAAAATTTTTTCTTGCCAATTCGGGCAAAACGTGATATAATTGTTGTAGCACGAAAAAGCGGTGGCAAGTCCGCTCTTTCTGTGTTTCCGTTGCCGGCTGTTTTTCAGTCGGCTTTTTCTTTTAGCCCTGAAGCATCTGTTTCAGCTGTTCAATAATGGCTTGCTTTTCAGCCTCGGTTTTCGCATCCTCTAACTGCTTGATTAAAAGCATAATAAAGGATTTGAACTGCAAATCCGTCATTCCCATTTCCTCCATATGTGCCTCCTTTCCATATCCGCTTGCCCGGTATTCGTGGGTGGTCTCCCAATCCACTGTAATCATTATACCATAGGTTTAACCTATAGTCAAGGATTTTTTCTGGAAAGTGTGATATTTGTCGGAGTACACAAATTCGGTGCTGCTTTTTGTACGATAGCAATACCGTTTTCAATTGTCAAACAGCAGTACTACGCCTTGATTTCAGGTAATCCAGCCACGCTGGTCAGAACAGATAAAATGCCCGCCAGAAGTGCGGTACTGCCAACTACAAGCCAATTAACATCCTGCATGGTTGCTGCCACACCAACGGTCGCTATTGCTGTCTGAGCAATGGTTTTGATTGCTCGAATAACAGCAGCTTTCGTCCACTGTTTCCAATCTCTTTTCATACGGTTTCTCCTTTCTCGGTTGGCAGTGCCATGAATTCCTCGTGCAGATGTGTCATCACACCGTTGCCACCGAGTTCATGATACTGCCGGTACATATTTTCATAGTTTTCTTTTGCATAGATGGGTGCAAATCCGGCTTCAATGTACTTGTTATAGCAGTGTAACATCCGGTCACGCAGCAATGCCTGTACACCGTATTCCAAAGCTTTCTGATGGCTGTCCTGCTTTTTCATTCGAGATAAGATTGCTCGTGTGCCAATACCCAGAATGCCAGTTGCGGACAGAACAGAGATTGCAACCGTGATAATTCCTTGAATCACACTGCTTCCTCCGTTTCTTTCACATCATTCGTTTCTTTCTCTTCTTTCACATCATAATCACCAGAAAGCAAAACGAGCATCTCCGGTGTCAAGTCGCCGGATGCGAAAATTTGATACTGTCCATTTTCAAGCTGCACTGCTTGAATTTTTGCATTGCCCCAGTTACTTCGTTGGATTGCTTTTCCGACTTTCAGCTGCTCTACTGCCTCAATAATATTCATTGTATTTTCCCCCTTACAAAATTGTGATAGATTGAATCAGCGGGTGGCTGTTATTGCTCCGACCAACCCACACCAAATAATAAGTGCCAGCCGTTACGCCCTCGCAGGGTGTCAGCGTTGTGATATAGTCCGAACTGTACAGCCACTGTAAAGGCAAGTCCATATAACTGCCTTCCGTCTGTGCTTTGGCGAGGATGTCCGCAGCTGTACCCGTGTCGGACTGTACTAAGCGTAAAATTCCGACTTCCGTACTTCCAGAAAGAAAGCGGATTGCAATTTGCGTGGATGCTGTCACGCTGATCGGCAGCGTGCAACAGGTATAGCAGCTATAATCCCATCCAAAAACGGTTGTTCCATAGTTCAGAGCGTAGTTGTTCTTCGCACTGCAAAAATCTGCATGCAGGGCGGTAAAGTCCGCCACGCTATAAATCGTATCATTGTAAAGCAAAGATACAGTATCCCGATGGGTTGCATCATACAGCACGGTTGTGGTCGGGGATTCGCCGCCTGAAATCTCCAGAACCTTCGGTACAAGGGTATTAAATTTTTCTGCGGTGGTTGCCGTCACGCCCTTTGTAGTCAGGTTCGCTGCAAGCTGCTGCCGCAGTTGGTTTAGTTTTGTCAGCTGCTCTGTAATTGTCACCGCCATGTTACACCTCCACCATTGCAGACAGGGCTGCAGATATATCACCAATGGTGTCTTCTAAGGCTGTAATGCGTTTTGCAAGGTTATTATCTGCTGCTTCTCGCTCTGCTGTTACTTTTGAGTACGTGCTATGCAGATAGGTTTCAATTCCATCCAAAAAATCTTTATTGTCATGCGTGTGTGCAGAGGTTTTGAGTGCGTTGACATCCGGTGACAAGTCCAGCACAAACAACCCGTCTGGCACAATATTCAGGGCATTATGAGTTACTGTGCTGATGGACGGCAATACCTGCCATGTTTGCTTGCCTGTTACTGTAACCAGCTTTGCGGTGCAGTATTTCGCTGATTCACCCTCTTCACATCCCGGTGTATAATCGCCCCAAGATGCAGTGTCGCCACTTGTACCGTTTTTGATGGTTGCTGTCGTTGTTCCGTTTTTATCGGTGATTGTAATGGTTGCTCCGGTGTCTGTTTCTGTGATGGTTACTGTTGGGGAGTAACCGTCTGCACCATCCTTGCCGTCAGTTCCATTTGTTCCGTCTTTGCCGTTTACGCCGTCCTTGCCGGGTGTTCCAGCATCGCCTTTTTCACCTTTTTCGCCACGTTCTCCCTTTGCTCCGGGTGTTCCCGGTTCGCCCCGGTCGCCTTTTTCGCCCTTTGGACCTTGTTCTCCCTGCTGACCAGTTTCACCCTTTTCGCCTCGCTCGCCTTGCAATCCGGTGTCGCCCTTTTCACCACGCTCGCCAGTATCACCTTTTTCACCTTTCAAGGATAAAAGCCATTCGTCTTCGGAAGCTTCATAGCCATGCTCCACTGCAATTGCGTATGCTGACTTTCCCTCCGCACCATCTTGACCGGGATTTCCTTTGGCTCCTGTATTGCCTTTTTCACCTTTATCGCCTTTCAATGAAGAGAGCCAGTCTGATTCAGAGCCTTGATAACCTTGTTCTACTGCAATTTGATATGCAGATTTACCGTCTGTCCCTTTTTCTCCGTTTGCACCATTATGAAGCGTTGCAGAAGTTTCACCATCGGCATCGACAATGGTAATTACAACACCCGACTTCATTTGTTCTGCCTTTACTTTTGGGGAAAATCCATCTTTTCCATTTTGAAGTCCAGCAGCCTTTTCGTCCAGTTTTTTCAAAAGCTGCGTATACAAATCCGGTGTGGGCGGAATTGGCGTATCCCCATCTGCAACAAACCCAGATGGTCGAATGTGAAGAGTTACTGGTACGGTTGTTGCACGCAGTGTAGTATCGCTTTCCTCATCGTAACCAAACAAACTCATTTTCACCGCACCGGGATGCAGTTCGGCAGGCAGCAAGCAGGTTGTTCCCTCTGTGCCAAGTACCAAGTTGTATGTTTCTTCGCACTGCGTGAACTGCACCACCTTGTGCAGCGTTTTCCAAGCCCCATCGAATACGAACTTCACCGAAACAAATGCGATCTGGTCAGAGGCAATGACCTCTCGCTCCAGCACCTCGATTTTTTGCTGTTTCACTAAGAATTTCATCATCCGTTTTTCACCTCGTTCCACACATCATTTTCAAGATCATACTCCAAATAGCCGTCTATGCACTGGATCTTTTTCAGATAATTGTTGTAGGAATGTTCTCCGGAGGACATCCAGTTGACCGGTTTGGTGATGGCGTTCCACTGAGCGATCGTGCCCTCATAAGTGATGGCTGTTAGACTTTCACAGTATGTCAGCATATTTTCCCCAAAGGTTCTGCAATTCGCAGAAATGGTAAGGCTAGACAATGCTGTACATCTTGTAAACGCAAAAGCACCAATGGAATCACACGCAACACGAGCAGTCTTCAGCTTTGCACAGCCGCTGAAAACATACTTTCCCCATGTTTTCACGCTGGCAGGCACAGTGACTTCTGCAATGGCGGTGTGATAAAAGGCATATGACTGGATCGCAGTAACTGCCTGCGGAATGGTAACAGAAGTCAGACCGGCGGTATAGCCGATTGCAGCATCTTCCTGTGCAAAAGCAGAATTCCCAATGCTGGTCAGTGTAGCCGGCAGAGATACCGTTTCTGCATTGGCACAATGATAAAACAAACGGTCACCCAGACCAGTAATGCCATTGCTGAGCACGATTTCCTTGATCTGGCCATTTTGATAGAACACAGAATCATGAGAGGTATAATCGTAGGTTGCACCCGTGCCACGCAGCAGCAGTTTGCCGTTGTCGTAGAGAACATAGTAGATGTTTTCACCACACTGTCCGGTTGCTACAATTTCGCCTGCGGTCAAGTCATCTACTTTGGTTTGCAGTTCGGAAATCTGGCTGTTCATCACATCCAGCCGCTTTTGCAGTTCGTCCAGTGTGGCATTTGTCTTTGCCATTTCAGCGAGCATCTCCGTCACTCTGCATTTGCCAAGAATGCACTTGCAGTATCCGCATTTGCTCTCATCTGCACGATAATCCAACACATCTTCTGCTATCAGTTCTGTTGCTCCGGCTCGCAGTCGAACTGCTGCCAAGGTCAAATAGGTGGTCACATTGTTGTTGGTAAAGGTGGGAATAACAGGGTCGTTAGCAGCTGTTCCGGGGAGAATCCGAATGCCACAGGTTCGAGTGGAACGATCACAGTAGATTCCGATCGCCACATAACGATTCAGAGATTCATCTACATAGGAAGAAAGGTCGATGGTATGCAGGGTATCACTGATAAAATAGTGTCCATCGATCCACGCCTTGCCCGTTCCGAATGTAACGGATAAATTTTTGGCCGTTGGTGCAAAACACTGCCGGTAAGTATCCAGAATTCCATTGCAAATCAGGCTGGACAGATATGCCGTGAAATCCTCTGCGGTATACACCCGGTCAAGGTTTTGTGCGTTAAAAAATCCATAAGAAAAAGACATATGAATATCACTCCGTTTCTTTGAAAGTCGGTGTCAGACTTCTGCCGTTCTGGTCGAAACTCTCCACCATGCCGATCAGCTGAATTCGAGGCTGAATCAAGCCGAATCTTCTCTGTTCCACAGTCACATAGTCGCCCACAAAATAATCCTTGTTGTACTGATACTGGGTGGAAAAAGCAGCGATGGCAGATTCTGATGCCGTTTTTGGCTGCACCAGATGTTCTGCACCGCTGCTTTTCAAAATTTCCAGATATTCCGCATCCGTCACATCTTCTTCCTGTGCGGTGTTTCGCTCATCCACATACACCTCATAGCGGTCAAGATAGGTCGGCTCTGTACCGGAACAGAAGGTCGTGCGTTTTCTGGCACTGCCCTCACCGCAGCCCAGCACATAGGCGAAGTTTTTCTGCACGGCATCGTCCGCTGCATAGGAAAAGGACAGCAGATTGTTGTACGCATCGGAGAATACGATGTGGGGGTTTTCATCCTGCAACAAACTGCGGTCTGTTCCGGAAAACAGGTCGCATTTCAGTGCATTTCCATCCAGCCGCACATTTGCCGAACCGCCGATGGTTTCACAAAGGCTGTACAGCCATTCTAAGATGTTGTCATAGCTGACCTGCATTCGTGCGGTGTTCTGCCAGCAGTCACCGGATACTGTTCCCATGGAAAAGCCGGGCAGATTGCGGATTCCGGCGGAGATGACATTGCGGGACAGCACCTTGCGGACGATGTCCTCATAGCTGCCGTTTGCGGTGATGGTGGGATAGATGATTCTTCGTTCCAGCAGACAGGCAATAAACCGTCCGGTGACTGTCAGATAATCGCCTTTCTCGGCATCGGTTTCCAATTGCAGGGACTCAATGATGCCGAAGTGCTGTGCATCATCACTCCTCGCCACAATTCTGCCACGCTGAAAGATGGATACATTCTGCGGACTAGCAGCGATATACACCTCAAAGCAGCCGCACTGGTAGAACTCAATGTCCCATAAGAGCGAAGAATAACTGTCGCAGATGGCTTCCAGTGACACAGAAATCTGATCTTTCAAAGCTATCAAGCTGTAAATTTCCAACTGCATTTCTCACACCCCCAGATAGGAATTGCGGTGCATCAATGTCACACGCAGCTTTTTCACCCCACGAACTGCCTCGACCCGAAAGATATTTGTGCCTTCTTTCAAGGTCAGCCAAGTAGAGCCAGAAACCAGCCGGTTCAGGATGTTGCTGTCCACGCCGTTGCGTGTCAGCGTGACAGTTTTGTTTCCGGTTTTCGTGGTAACCGTAATGACATCACCGGTCAGAATATCGCCTTTGATTTGCAGATATTCGCCGTTTTCATTGTAGATGGTCGGAGTCACTGCCACCACTTCCTGCGAAATGTCGCTGGGCAGTGCCTCGATTCGCAGTGTGAATCCGGTTTCATCCC